CTGCCTTGTCGACGGCCTGTATTTCTCTATCCAGAGATTTTTAAATCTGTCTATCATGTGCCTGAACTGCCTAAACCACAAGAGCCTCGTGTAGTTTCACTTATATTATCAACGAATTGCATTTTGGCTTGATGTAATTGGTGGATAACTATCTGGGCGATTCGATCCCCCTTGTTGATAGAAACTGGATTGTCACTAAAATTATATAACTTCACAGCCAGTGAACCGCGGTATTGATTATCAATTACTCCTAGATGGGGTTGAATTCCTCTTTTAAATCCCAAGCCACTTCTGGGCATGATTTGAAACCAATAACCAGGCTCAATATAACCCACAGTTAAACCCACGTCTATAACTGATGATGTTTTTGGTTGGATATATGAAGATTCAACACAATACAAATCATATCCAGTATCGCCTGTCTTTGCATCTGGTTGGTTGCAACTGGGGAGCATTGCGGCTTCATGATTCTTTACAAACCCAATTTGAGGGAGTGAGTTAGCCATTAATTACAGTCTTTCCCTGATCATTCGGATTCGCGTTGTCCAGCACGGTCGCGACTTGGTTGGTTTGTAGCCAGGATAATAACTCTCCTAGTTTCTCATTTGGGATTTGATAATCCACTCCGTTTACTCTTACTATCGTCATAATATTATATTATAAATAACTCTTTCATATTTTTCAACCCATAATAAATATTTTAAATGGATAATGATGATTTGGAGGTTGAAAGCCTTATTGAACAATTAAAAGATACATCTTCGTTTGCCAAGAAGTCATGTAAAGCAGCGGACGAGTATAATCTCAATAAAAATGAACTTGAACAATTTATTTTAAATAGTTCTGGTAAATTAATTTCGGATAGTTTAAATGTTATTGATTATATGAGAGAATTTGTAGAGTCGGCTCCTGATGCTGAAACGATATCTAGTCTTGCTGCTTTAATGAAGGCGAGTACTGATGCTATTGATACTTTAAACAAACTATTGATCCAGGACAAAAAGAGTACAACTCAAGTTGGTATTAAACAAATGGATATAGAATCGAAGAAGGATCTTCTAGAAGCAAAGGAAAACAGTACAAGTAATACCCTAACCAGAGAAGAAGTATTTAAGAAGTTATTAGATGACGCCAAGGTGATAGATATAGAAGAGTAACTTATCTTGCGCTTGATAGACTTGCGGAGGTAGATTCATCTGTTAATTCGTCAATTCCCTCCAATATACTAACCGGTGTAAAAAGTGCATCTACTGAATATATATTACCAAGTGAAATTTGTTTGTCCTTGAACAGCCATCCCTTAATTGTAAATGATGTGTCAGCTGAAATGCGGTAGGGTGTGCTTGATGGAAGGTCTGTAGGATATTGCAGGCCGATGTTTCCATCCCATAACACCTCAGATCTAATTTCCTGCTCTGTGGACACGAAGTCTGACGGAATTTTCCATGATATTATAACGTATGGATCATTATATGGTATAAAATTGCTAAGAATCTGGTCCATATCAGTTTGGAACTTCGTTAATATTGACATTTTAACCTGAACATTTACAGGAACTGGCTGCGGTATGTAGTCACTAATCGGTACATCTGCGTTTAATGTCTCCATATATTCCCTGCCTTGATGGTATGATCCTGCAATTTTATTAAAAACCCTTGTTGGGTCTCTTGAAACACCTGCTATACTAACTGCTACAACCGGTAACGTTATATGTCTAGCCTTGTTCACCAAATCATGTATTACTCGTTGCTTGGGAGCATAAACATATCTTATTTTAATCTTATCCTCTGCACTTCTACCTTTGTTATATCGCTCGATGACTATATCGTCAAAGGCACTGACAAACTGTATCATAAGATCTTTAATTTCAAAGTGATATGGAGAATTCTTCATGTATCTAAAAATATTTAGTTGATTTTCGCAAATATCATGTATAATTTATAGTAAGAACAAAAGCGTGGGAAAACGCTACAGTTTTTCCTACCGGTACATCTGAGCAAGAGTACGAGACATGGCGAGCTCGAGGGGTAGGACAGCTCGGCAGAGTGAACTGCTGTAAGGCATACAAGTTAAATTAAACACAACCTGTTGGATGACAGGCAAAAACGGTGATCTAAAAAATCACACTGCGCCGAACCATGACTAACGTCAGCATCCTTTGGTGGTTAAGTAAATTAACCGGAGTTTCCAGGTAGGGATTCTCCATAAAATCAAAGGCTTAATGTGAGTGCATCCTATGTTGTAGTTCAAACCATACCGGAGAACAACCATATCACAATGTATCTATAGATTAGTATGATTTTCTATAGGTGCATTGTACATTGAGTTAAACAGCCTGGAGAAATACCATAAATACTTTAAAGCTAATGAATATAAAACAACAAAAGAAAGAAAATGACTTAATTTGGGAAGCTATAGAAGGTCAAGGAAAACAGAAAGCCGTATATCTAAATAACACTCACGTAGCATACTGGACATACCCCGTTGATGTAAATGAGGATGGCGTTAAGACAGGAATATTCAGATTAGTACCTGAAGGACATCGAGCCGGAATGAGTACAGATCTATTTGAAAACCCAGAGAAGGAATGGGGCACTGAACTTGTGGCAACGTATAAACAATTTAAGAGATATGCTGATAGCTTTTACCATCCAGAAACCGGTTCTTATCCACTCGTTGGGATTGGAAATGACCGCCGCGGCTTTCGAGAAAATCCAGAAACGGTTGCCGTTGCTCCTACAGTACCCTCTACGGGACCATGGGAAGATGCAGAACGAACAAATGCGAATGGATAGGTTTGATTAACTCTCGACTAAGTTAACTCTATAACTACAACTTGATCAAGTAACTTGTTTGAATTTAGGGTCCCTTTGATATCGGTTATATTATCTTCTATAAAACCATGTTCATTACTCAGAGTTTCTATTTTATAGTCAAATAATAACCGATCATCCTCGATATCTATAGCAAATGGATACGGTAATTCGTATTTCTTGGTTAGGCCTTTAATTTTTATGGTAAAGGTTATGTAAAAATCCTTAGGTTGCAGCAACATTAAGGTGCCTTGCCTTAATATTTTATTATTACACTTGATTGCAATATCCTTCTGCAGGATATTACCCATTACTTTTGTAAATTTATGAATCATAGAAGCTTAAAATTGCAGCTGGCGACATTTTACTGATATGCTCATTGTAATACAGCCAAAAATCATCATTTGCTGGGATGGTTGAGATTAATTCACAGCTATCAGCGTTTACTAGCCTGTATTGTCGCTTAAATAGGTCCCAAACTGGCAAAAGGTTCTTACTAGTTGGATTAAATTTCATGTTCTGGCTGGTAGATTCGAATCCTAGGGCCTTCTGACCGTTAGGACTATTCAATAGTGTATAACTAAGGGTACAAAACATGCGTCTGGTAGCTGCAGATCCTGGTTTCGGCCTTCTTCTAGTGAATTTAATCTCTAAAACATTTGACCCCAGTAGTTGTTTAAGAGTCGGTAGAGCTATCTTCATCGCTTTTCGGAGGTTCACATGTACCGAAAAGACGTTCTTCATTCAAGAAGTACCCGGATTTTACCAAGCCAATGCCCTTTACACGGACATTCTTAACAGTAAGGCCTCTGTCATTAGGAAATATAACGCATTCACCTACTTTTGTATTCCTAACACTAGGACCAACCAGCAAAACCTTACCAACGCGCCATGATTGACCAACAGCGTTCTTCGGTATATATACACCACCCTTTAAAATGGCATCACCATCCGCGGATTCATCCATTGGCTTGACCAATAGTATGTCATCATATATACTGGTTAGAGTATATCCTTCAATTAACGGTGATGCACCGTCAGAATGAGCAGATAGATCGATTAAGCTGCGGGTGGGAACTAGGTTATCAATGCTGGTTTTCATGTGAATTATCTATAAAGTACTTAACTTCACGTTTGGATAATTCAAGTTTTTGGGCCAACAAATCTAAATTATCGACTTCCTCTGGTTTTTCAGTGGATTTTTTGATGTAATTGATGTGTTTACGCTTCACTTGAGGTAAAACACGGTGTAAAAAATTGTAATGAAATGACTTTTCCTCCATTACAGGGTGCAACCAATTGGTTGTATTATTAACAAATGTAGCCATTTTGGGTGAATACATACTAATCCACCGGTTAACCATGTATTGATTATACTCTTGCTCGTCATCTACATTAGATAAATTCTTTTCTTTCGTAAAAAGAATGTCATTTAGATGGTTGAATATGTTCATTTACTAATAATCTTAGTAGTAGCAATGAAAATGTCATCATTCAGACCATAAAACATATCAATAACGGATTTCATAAATTCTGTTGCCTCATCATCCGATAGATTTGTTGAATATGCAAATGCAGGAGCTCTTCTCCCTGCTTTAATATTAATTCCAGTATGACCTAATGCCACTCCACTTTTAGTATGAGTAATACTAACACTGCACTTTCCCTTAGGTTGAACTATCCCATGTTGTTCATGCTCTTTATGTACAATTACATCATCACCATCCATTTCAATTGGGGCCTTAATATATTGATGTAGGATATTAGCTAATTGAGTATTAAACAATCTCTGGTATGCTACTGCACCAAAATCATCAAGCCCAGGGATTTCCCAAAGGAAATTAATAGCATCATCACTATAAATAAATTCATTCTTAATAACATCCTCTTCATCTATCATCCCTTCTGCCTCTACAAGCATTGGAGCCCTGAACGCTAAAATATTACCAATTGGCAGAACTTTATTTCTAAAAAATCTATAAGCAAATCTGTTATGTAACAGATTGCCATCATACACTTTAATATCGGATACTATCATACATATATTATATAATATAATATATTAAACTGCAAGGCCGTTATGGAATTGTTTATATATTGTTCTGATCTATTAACTTATATATTTCGCATGCACAATTTAGTGAACTCTGTAATATCAGTAACTATTCGAATATTGGGATTATGAATATTAAAGTTAATTAGATTGGGTGGACAGTAATATATTGATTTTTTACTAAAAAATAAATTAAAACAGAATTGCCCACCATGGCCCACACCAATATTGAATTCGGCATTATTAATTAGAGCTATGTCTCGTTCAAATTTTACCATATCAGGGGTATTATACATTTTTTCTTCCGTTAAATCTATTATATCATTATTATTCTTAAGCAACATACATTCATTGTATATAGTTGTCATAGCAGGTATAGCCTTTGTAGCACTATTTTCACCCAGCTTACGTTCACCTAATATTAGTATTTTATACTTGGATTTGACATTCGAAAATAATTTTCTCAATGCTAATTTAGCATTAGATACTATAGTTTCACTATTAAATCCAAATCTAACCTTTGTATGTATAATAATATATTTATAATCAAAAATTTTTGATATAGTAAAATTTTTGATTATATTACTCTGATCAATTTTATAAAGTGCCCTACATTGCATCATAACTTTTTTTGCATAAAAAATATGCAGCTGATTTTTACCAAACAATTTCAACATTAATTCTATATTAAATTTAATATTAATTAAATTATCGGGAAATGGTTTGTAATCTAATAAATGCTTTATATTATAGAATATATTATCGCTAGGATTATTATTTTTAAATATTAATATATCACCTATCCCAGATGCAACATTTGATACTGTACAGACCGATGAATTATCTATATATTCGTTTATAAAAGTTATACAATCTTTGTATTTTGAAGGTAAAATATCAAAATTTATTTGTTCTGACGTTATCCAATCAGTCATATATTAATATAATTAACATTGTTAACCTTCAAGATACATTTTAATGCAATTGCATATATATGAAATCTCTTTATCCAAAAGCATAGGGTAACTTGGTAACATTATTACTGAGTCTTGTAATATTTGGGAATTTGGAAACGCTCCCTTTATATTAGAAAGATGGTAATGATTAGTTATAACAGGGAACATAGGCCGAGTTTCTATATCATTTTGATATAAATGTAAGATCATACTATCTAACATGTCCTTATTAAACTCTTGAAAATGCATACCAGTCATCCAGTTTGAATGCACTGTGTCATTAGATATCTTCTGAAATTTTATACAATTAATTGACCCTAGCATTTCCTTATATAATTCATATACATGTTTTTTCCGTTGCATTACATATGATATGTCCTGTATTTGACCATGTAATAATGCGGCCTGAATATTTGTCATCCTATAATTATATCCAATTTTATTAAATATGAATTTATTACTAGTATATCCCTGGGACCTCACAGAATTTAAATATGTATATATATATTTATCATCTGTAAATAATGCCCCACCTTCACCTGATGTTATGGTTTTGTTTCCGAAAAATGACACTGCAGACACCCATCCCTCTGATCCAGATGGTTTGTTTTCATATTGCCCCAAGAATCCCTCACAGTTATCCTCCAATATCACATATCCAGGATATCTCTTTTTTAGATTTAGGACATTAACTATATTACCGACATTATGCACGACCAGTATAGCTGTATTTTGTTTATTAAGACTATTATCATCCAAACAATTATCATAATTAGCATTCCATGTTTCAATGTCAGAATCCACTGCTATGAAATTATAGTCGGTAGACATCTTAAATGCATTCCAGGCTGCGACATATACATTTGACGGTACTATAATATTTGTTATATTTGGGTATTTGTACTTCAACCCAATAGCCATTAAGTGACATGCAGCTGTCCCCGAGTTAGTCAGGATTACATATTTTGAATTGTTTATTTCCTTTAATCCATCCTTTATCAGATTTAAATAATTCCCGTGACTGGATATCCAAGTAGAATCTAATGCATCCTTAGCATAGTCCAGTGTCTCTGCAGACAAGTATGGTTTGTAAATAGGAATCATGGTGTTATATTACTTCTCGGCTAATATCCACTTTCTAGGCAACGGATTAGAATCAAAAATATTTATATTTCCAAATCCTCTATGCTTTAATGTATCTACTATTATATCTAATTTAATTTTACG